GGATATCTCTGCATTTATAGTTGAGTACATTTATTAATATTTAAGTTTTTTTGTATTAGTTGTTAAATAAATAATATTATGAAATTATATAAAATGCCAGGAACCGGACATTCAGGAAGATTTAAAGGGTCTATTTCAAATAGAGCAAGTAAGGGTTGTTGCTGCTGCAGGTCATTTTGGAAATGTTACTTGTAACTTCCAATGTGGAATAATAGATCTAAGCGGTGTGGTTACAGCCGGAACGAGAGCTTCTATCAGAATAGGCAACAATAAAATATTAGGTGGGTCTGTATTTTTAGTGACATTGAATAGTGGCGACAGTACGTCGGTCGCGCTCATCACCACGACTTATATTGACGTTGGGGTGGCTTTTGTTTATCTTTACAATCCGACAGCTGTTAACATTGTCACATCAACCGGTGCTAATTCTACTAAGTTACATTTTATGGTGATCAAACCATTCGCCTAACTATAAATTTAAATATTAAATAATAAAAATCTAACATAATTATATCATGTCTTTTACAAGATTTAATTACGACCCATGCCGAACAAAGAAACTTTTAGAAGAATCCACCGGACCCGGTCGGTACATGCTCAATAAACCCGGGTGGGGTAACAAGCCCTGCTTTTTTGATGACCCCCAGATCCGCATGCAAGGATGGGGTACTAATCTGCGATCAGTACCGGGGGGAGCAGCAATCGACATCAACAGTGACCTATTGGGCATTACAAGACCGCTGTCCAAAGATTGTACAAAAAAAGAATTTCCGTTTGAGGGCGTCGTGTTCTCCACGAAAAAGGAGTATCCCACCTACGGCAAGGAATTCACCTCACAATCGAGAGCCACTCATCCTTCCTTTCTATACCGAGATTTAGAACAGTCGAACAGGTATCCATTATTCTTGGATCCTCAAGAAAACGTGTGTATGCCTTTCCAAAATAATCTCAATACACAGTTGTTAGAACGTGATAATTTTGTTCCAAAAATCCCTTGTCCAATGAATAAATAAATATATTTTCTGTTTTAATTTAGTAAGAAAATATGTTGCATTATATATAAATGGCAGAAATAGCAATTCCTATAGTAGCTTTAGGTGCAATGTGGTTAATAAACAAAGACAAAAAGAAGAAGCACGCCAAAAACGAAGGGTTTGATAATGTATCTGCTCATCATCAGCGCCAACTTGTTCCTGGACACGTCAAGTCCCACTTGCCCGTGAATCCTCCAGTGAATTATCCGAAACCGACATATTCCGAATTAACAAACAACACCAAATACTATCCCGCACCAAATGCGGCAACAGACAGATACTACCAGCAAAGCGTATATGAAAAAAAAGTAGAGGATGGAGGAGACCCAACAAACGCCTCACAGTTTCAATCTCTTACAGGAAGCGATGTTCAAAAATGCGACATTAAGCATAATAACATGGTGCCCTTTTTCGGATCCAAAGTTACACAACGCACAACAGGGTTTAACGGAAACGAAGGGTTATTAGATAAAATGCAGGGATCAGGTTCGCAACATGTAAGAAAAAAAGCCCAAGCCCCCTTGTTCGCCCCACAAAAAAATATGAATTGGGCACATGGGGCCCCCAATTCCAGTGATTTTATTCAGTCACGAATGAATCCTTCCCGTAATATTTCCAATAATAAACCTTGGGAAGAAATACAAGTCGGTCCAGGATTGAACAAAGGCTTTAGCAGTGAAGGATCCAATGGATTTAATGCTGGAATGGAAGCCCGAGAACAGTGGCAACCAAAAACGGTGGATGAATTGAGAACCAAAACAAATCCCAAAGTTACATTTGGTTTAGCAAATCACGAAGGTCCTGCACAAGGAATGTTTGTGAGAGGACATGAAGGGCGTGTGGAGAAAAATAGACCAGACACATTCTACATGAATTCACCGGATAGGTGGTTCACCACAACTGGTCAAGAGAAAGGTCCAACAAACCGGTCTGCACAAGTAATGCAACCTATTAAGAGTAATGTGGGAAGGGAGTATTTCGGAAACGGAAATGGTAACAAGGATGGTGGAAGTTTAGCGGGTCCGGCCGAACAGAACTTTAGAAAATCTAGAAGACCTGTCCTTCCAGCTTTCGACAAGTATAAAGGACCAGCCTATAACAGAACCTACAAAGCTGGTGGAGACGGTACCAAAGACGACTATGGCAGAGATGGCATGCAAGTATTGCCTAATTCTCGTACAACTACTCGACAAGCCGACGAATTTGGTATAGCTGGTGGTTGGCTCAGAGCCATTACTGCTCCCATTTTGGATGCTTTAAGACCTTCACGCAAGGAAAATGTTATCGGTAATATAAGGCCGAATGGTAATGCCGGTGGCAGTTATGGTGTCAACGAAGCCAGAGTATGGAACCCCGCAGACCGTACCAAAACTACAATCAAAGAACAAACCATCGACAATATCCGGCCTAACGGCAATCCGGGAGGAAACTTCGGAGTCAATGATGGTGGCTATTTATCAGCCGATTACCAACCAGTTTGCAATCAGCGCGATACTACTACTTGTTCGTATACTGGGGACGCCGGTGCCACACCTTGGTCTACTGCTGGACCAGTATACAATGCTGCTTATAATGCCAATTTAAATCCAAACAAGGAAATATTGGAGGCAGCACAAGGCAAATTTAAAAATGCCGGCAGCATGTCCTTATTTAACGATACGCAAAATACCACAGTCGGGAAAATAGGCAGCATTCAACCAGACCAATTGATACCGAATATGCCCAAACAAACTGGAAATATCAGCACTCATGGGTCCATGTCTGACAGGAACATCCGAGAATATTCGCAAGATTGCGTCAGAAATACACCAGATACACTATCCGCCTTTAACGATAATCCTTACACGCAATCGTTGTACAGTGTGGCCTAATTTGATATAACCTTACTCTAAAAGTTATATTAAACATATTTTTAAAATTATTAATAATGGAAGAATCAGACATACACCAAGATATAAAAAAAAAATTAAAAACTTTTATTGTCGACAAAAAAATCCCTCATATCATATTTTATGGTCCATCTGGTTCTGGTAAACGACATATATTACGCTATTTTATAAATAATATCTATACCAGTCAAGATGACATAAAAAGATATGTGATGTATATCAACTGTGCCCATAGTAAAGGTATACGATTTATACGGGACGAACTGAAATTTTTTGCCAAAACCAATATTCATCTGCAGCAAGGAAAAATATTCAAAAGTATTGTATTATTTAATGCGGATAAACTCACGACTGATGCACAATCAGCACTACGGCGGTGTATAGAACAATTTAGTCGTTCTACTCGATTTTTCATAGTTATAGAAAACCAAAATAAATTATTGAAGCCTATTCTATCTAGATTTTGTAATATCTATATTCGTTTGCCAATTATTAATGGCAAAGAGACCAGCTTACATTTACATAAAAAGACCTTTATACAGGCAAAATATAAAACTTTAGAAAGTAAAAGGTTGCGATGGTTGACCAATCAGCTTGACAAGAAATCCAATTATTCTACAATTGAAAAATGTTTGGGATTTTCTACAAAATTATATGAAAAGGCCTATTCTGCTCTGGATATTATGCATATTATTTATACTGATTCCAAGATGGACAATAAAAGAAAATTTGCCATATTAATTTATTTCGACAAAGTGCGCAAGGAATTCAGAAATGAAATGTTGTTGCTGTCTTTCATAATAAATGTCGTATTTATGCGTCCGGAACTATGTTTAGGAAATATACAAGAAATATAAATGGACGATTACAATACATCCGTATTATCGGAAGCCAAAAATGAATATTCTGCTAATTTAGTAAATATTCTTGCTCCATTATTTATCCAAGGATTGCAATCTATATTTACTGAGGCGTGTTCTTTGTGCAAAGACAATGATGAGTACGGGAAATACCTAATGACTTTTCAGAACTTTCTCACTCGAGTACCAAAATGGAATCAAGAAATTATCGAAAACGAAACAAAAAGAGTTATCCAGCAAAGCAAATGCAGCTATTTAGAGGATCTGTTAACTTGCGTACACATTACTCAATTAAAGGTGTTAACCAGTATCCGCGTGGCTACTAAGCAGAAAAAAATAGATATTAATATTCCAAAATTATCCGATTTTATCCACAAAGTGTATATTAAATGTGCCAGAAAATGCTACAGTAATGTATATTTGTTTGAAACCGATATTGCACCATTAACCCAGCAGAAGAATCTTCGAGAATGCGAACTAATCTGCAAAGAGTGCATTTTAAATACTATAAGAGAAAGCATGCCGATTGAAAAAATCCTCAGAGCGTATATGGACGAAACCACTGAGGAAGAAGTAGTAGAAGAAGAAATAGTTGTACCAGTGGAAGAAACGGTCGAAAAACCTGCTGATTTACAAGACGCCATTTCTGCCGAGGTTAAAGAAGAGATTAAAAAGGTAAGCGATGCAATAAAGGGTATTAATAAAGAAGTTGTGGAGGAACAATCCGAAAATATTACAATGGAAGTGGAAGACACAATCAAAGATCTAGAACAGAAATTAAATACTGCTCCGGTCGAACCAGTCAAAGCAGTTGTCAAGGCAGTTGTTGATGCAGTCGAACCAGTTAAAGTTGATTTAGAATTGACAAAAACGAACATCAAATTTAGTGACACGGATAGCGTTGTTAATTACGACAGGACAGCTTCTCCGACAAACAATCCTATCCCTGAGACCATTGCCGCTCCAAAAACAATAGAAAGATTGGAACAAATTAGTCACATCAGAAATGAGCAAAGGAAACTGGATGAGGCTGATGACGAAGACGAAGAGGACAAACTCACTATTTTTAGTGAATCACCGTCTTTAAAATTGGACGCTTTAGATATACAGGTTTTAGACAATACATTATCATTGAAACCACCACCTCTTTTAACCGGAGTGGAAACTTTGTAATGCGGAAAAATATTAATATGATTCTTATGACTTATATTAATGAATACTTATACATTTGTAGGAGCTTTAGTAATAGCTGGAGTATATCTTCTTATGCGATTCTTGGAGATGAGATTTATTCTCAAAGAAAATAAGCCCCTCAAAGTTTTAATACGAGAAACAGTCATGGTATATTTAAGCGTATTGGGCGGAGGATTTGTTTTACAACAATTGGAGCCATTAAGAGCCACCATCGGGGCGCCCGCGGTATTTACCTCGCCTCCCGATTTTTAATCGATATATTATATATATGAGTGCGTCAGTTAAACAAACAAAAAAGACCCCTATTAGAAAGTCTCGAAAAATGTCGAGATCCAGAACGGTAAGATCCGGATTGCACAAAATGACCCGTTCAAGACCAAACCTGTCCTGGACACCAGTGTCAAGTACTCCTATATCTCAGAAAATCGCCGAAAAACGATATAACAGCAATAAACCAACCAAGGCATCAAAGGGGCCATACAAGATGACATTCGAGACGCGAAAGCCACGCCTTAGCGCATCACGCAAACATAAAACATATGCACCACAACATAAAAGTAAAAATGGTAAGGTTTTTATTACACAATCGGTGGCGCCGGGCACTGTTATTAGACAAGGATCTATTAACGGGGGTAAAAAGAAAAGAAAGGTTCGCAAAAAGAGAAAAACTAGAAAAAAAACAAAAAAACATAGCAGGAAAACGCGTAGAAAAAGAAGTAAACACGGAAAGAAATAACTCTAAAAATTAATATGAATATCGGTTCATATTTATTCAAACACTTATGGTAATTTCACTGAGGACTGACATTTTATCGATGTCGATAATTTTTGCCTTTTTGTTTATCTTTTTACGCGTGGAAACATATTTATTAAAAAACCCACCCTTTAATTGTGCTTGGGGAGTATGTTTATGTACCGTTCTAGCAATCATTTTATACAATTTAAAATCAGGATATCTCTCATCACCGTTTTTCTTGTATAATATATTACGTCCCTTATCATCTTGGGTCCATTCTACTATTAGATTAGCAATACTGTCCATCGGATCAATGTTATCTATATCTTCTACAAAATAGTCAAAGAGTGCGCACCCCAACCTACATAAATCAAAACTCTTGTTCGGTTCTAGTCTCGGTTTCTTGACATTGAAATAGGGTTCACAGTTATACTGTGTTGCAGCATCACCCTTGGGATGGTAGCTATCACTACATATTATACATCCCTTATATTTATAAATGGCTCGACCGAAATCAATGATTTTAAATATTTTGCCGAAAGTGGGAACCTTGTAATATTTTTGATCGTACCGGTAGTATAAAAACTGCTTTTCTGTTTTTTGAAACATAATGTTATTCGTGTGTAAATCATTGTGGGTGAAATCAAATACTTTTTGATAAATAATGAGCGTCATTATAATTTGCAGTAGGCATGAACGCCATTCGTTTTCGATCATTTCATTCTCATCATTTAATAGAGAATCCAGTGTTCCGTCCAAACATTCCAAACAAATTACCTGCGTTGGAAAATCATATAAAATACAATTAACCTCTATGTCAGAGGATAGGCTGGATGTGCCCTGTGATTCGGTCTCGGGGCCAGTGGATTCTGAAGCGGAATCATCAGAACAGTTGGAATGAGTATTTGAAGTGCGAGATGAACAGGTGGAATCTGTTTTGCTCGATTTACCTTGAATTGGCAGATCGAATTCAAAAACTAAATCCATATCTTGATTGTTATTGGAAATATCTGATAGATGAAATACTTCCTTGAAATCGTGATTATTAATAGAAGAGGTACTCTTTGTACTTATATTTTTGCCAATGTTTATTTTTTTCTTGTAGTTTCTAGTATCAAAACCGACCAACATTCCTATATCAACATTTTCTATTTTAAATTTGGTGTCTTGATTTTTGTGGAAATATGTTGAATCGTGCAGATAATCGATGTCATCACATATATTACATACAAATTCCTTCTGAATTCCTAGAAATGACCCAAAGAAATCCAAACCATGCGGGAAGTAGCAGTTATGGTATAATTGACTGGTTAAATATGAGAAAAAACCGTCTACATATGCGGCGTTGTTGGGATCTACCACCTTTTTATGGCAGACATCATTATTTAGTTCTGGTAAGGTCTGGCGTTCGTTTTCCCCTAAATCTTTATATTTTCCAACTAAATACTTGACTGGATCTAATAATGGAGAGAATTTGAAAAAACACAATTTCGTTTCTGTTTTTTGTTCGGAGGCAATAACACAGTTAAATCTGTTGCGTTTGGCAGTTTTTTCAACGGTTGCAATATGAAAAACCTGATTTAAATTCAGATTTTTATAGTTGGATTCCTTGAGTGAGAAAAATTGTTTGTAAATTGGAATATAATTTTGCACCTCAGATATCCCATTTTCTTTTAAAGAATTAAAAAGAGAAACATTGTCATTTTTTTTATAATACAAGTCAAACATTAATTTTTATTGATAAAAATTAAAATAGCTTTAAACTCATTAAACCATTAAGAAGATTGCGTAAATTCATATCATTTTTAATAACTGAGAAACATAATGAATTTAGAGTTGAAAAAGTTCGACATGAAAAATATCAAATTTATTTCCAGTAAAACACAGGGACCCGTCATAGTATTAATAGGAAGAAGAGATACTGGTAAATCTTATTTGGTCAAAGACCTTTTATATCACCACCAAGATATTCCTATAGGTACTGTTATTTCTGGCACAGAGGCCGGAAATGGATACTATGCGAAAATGGTACCACGATTATTCATTCATGATGAGTACAATAGTGCTATTATTGAAAATATTTTAAAACGCCAGAAAATGGTTATCAAACAAATTAACAAAGAAGTTAATGCATATGGCAAATGCAATATAGATGGTAGGGCATTTTGCATACTTGATGATTGTTTGTATGATAACTCTTGGGCCAGAGATAAATTAATGCGACTCCTTTTCATGAATGGTCGTCATTGGAAAATCATGTTGGTAATTACTATGCAGTATCCTTTAGGAGTCCCCCCCAATCTCAGAACCAACATTGACTATACCTTTATTCTGAGAGAACCATATATTAGTAATAGAAAGAGAATATACGATAATTATGCTGGCATGTTCCCTACATTCGAGAGTTTCTGTCAGGTAATGGATCAGTGCACGGAGAATTACGAATGCTTAGTCATTTCAAATAATGCCAAATCTAATAAACTTGATGACCAAATCTTTTGGTACAAAGCAGATGGTCACCGTGATTTCAAACTAGGTTCCAAAGAGTTTTGGGAAATGTCAAAAGACATGGGTTCAGACGACGAAGAAGAATCATATGATCCCAAGGCGCAACGCAAAGGTCCTAGAATAAATGTAAAAAAAAGCAAATGGTAATCGTCATACAGGTATAAAATTAATAGTAATATCAATTTTATATAAATAATTATACATTCTACTCTTTTTCGGTAATTTCCACATTCACTGTTTCTTGTTGTTTTTTATTAATTTTGTCACTTTCACGGGTTCTAATTGAGTCTCCTTCAAAAAGCTCTTTTCTGATATCCGCGGAAGAAACATTGTTATTTAGTCCTGTTTCGGTGGTATTCATGTTTGCAATTCCAACCAAATTACCATCCTTATCGATGTTTTGCGTTAATTTGTTGCCACTCGTTTTTGCAATTTTCACATTCTCTTCAATCGCAGAACGCTTGGCTTCTTTAACGCGTTTCTCAAAGGCAATCTTCGCATTTTGTTCATTCTTGTTTTTCTCACTCATTAATTGATTCAACTCATCCTCCAAATATTCGACGCGTCCAGTTTTATAGGCTTCAGGATTCCAAGGCATCCAAGTTCCCACTGGTCCTACATAAACATCGTGATTGGGATCGACTTCCCGTAGCATTCTGCATCTCAATTCTGCTTCCGGTTGAGTAGGATATGTTCCTCGTACCTTGATTCCTCTAGTACTTGTTTGGAAACTATATGTTTCATTGAAATCTTGTTCAAGATCTTCTTCTTTAGCATCTATGAAGTTTTTGTAATCGTCCCCGATTGTGGTAATAGTAAGCTCCTCCTGTTCTGATTTAGTATATTCTTGAAAGTCGGCCATAACATTATCAAAACTCAGATTATATTTGAATGACAAGAAGTTTAGAAACTGTGTGAATTTTTGAGTTGATTTAGTAAAATCCCAGTGTTTTAGGAACTCTGAGAAATAAAATAATTCTTTCTTTTTAAGAATTTTTTCAGGCGAAACAAAACTCACACATACGAATTTTTGCCCAGCAATAGATTTATCCTCTTCCAATAAATCGACATATTTAGGGTTTTTGGTGCCATCGGCCATAAATTGCTTTCCATAAATATTTTTATCCGTCATTATAATTTAATTTAGTCCATCTCCTTTTAGGTTTTTTTATCGTATATATATATTTTTTTTTTCTTGACGAATTATATAAAATGCTTGGACAATTAGGACAGATTTTAGACATTGGCGAACTCGTCAGACGCATCGTTAAATACGTTGTTGAAGGTATCATGGTTGCTATTGCAGCCTATGCCATCCCAAAACGATCCATGAACTTAGATGAGGTTATGCTTATTGCATTGACTGCCGCTGCTACATTTAGTATCTTAGATACCTACGTACCAAGTATGGCTGTTTCTGCACGATCTGGCGCAGGATTCGGAATGGGTGCCAATTTAGTGGGATTCCCTCGTTAAATTTAAACAAAGTATCATATAAACTTTAAACTTTCAAATTTTACAGTTTATATAGTGGGTATAAATTCCCATTGCAATTCTTTACAAATTTTCTTCCATATATCGTCTTGTTCAATTCGTTTTACCGGGTCCTTTAACATGGGGAAAAATGATAGAAAATGTGTTTCCCCCAACAATTCACACATTTTATACAATACATAATAATAATTCAGGAAATTAACTCTGTCGTCTGGACAATGTTTAGCATATGGTTTTTGAATGTCCATAAATAGACAACACAAGGTTTCCTCTAATCTTGGTTTCATAATTGGAGGTTTTATACCCAATTTATCTTTGATGAAAGGGATGTGTTCATAGTACTTATTATATCCTAGTTTTTTCAGGATATCCTTGGCTTTTTTATTGCTCATTTGGTCCAATGTCATTCTCTCCTTTTTAATTTGTTCCGTGATACTTGTTAATACTATATCCGGTATTTGGGTAGTTTCTTTAGCTTGAAACTGTGCCAATATCTCCCTGAAATGATTTATACGCTTATACGCATAAAAACATACTTCTTTAGGTGGTTCTTTATAGGATGGTTTTTCGTGTTCGATTATAAAATTTATTTGGTGAGAACAATCCTTACATATCATTACGCCATCCGATTCAACAGGTATTAATTCCCCTGCACATTTTTCGCAAACTTCGTGTGGATGAATATAGTCATTTATATTTAGAAATGACTCATCAATATTATTCAGATATTTTTGAGTGTTATTTATCTCCTGCTTTTTTGCTTTCGTCTCCGTATCCTTACTGAAAAAAGAGAATAAAATCTTGGTTTTACTATCATTGCCATCTGCGAGGTCCTTCTTCTTCTCATAATAATCAAACACATATTTAGAATTGTCTAATAAATAATTCTTCCTCTCCCTCTCATATTTCTTTATTAATTTAGTATGATTTTTAATTTTATCTTCTAATTCCAATTTGTCTTCGATCAATATATCTGTTTTTTTTAATTTGGATTTGAATTTTTTACGCTCCCTTTTAAGTTTAGGTATTACTACACTCTCTTTGTTTTCAAATTCAGACATTTTTTCTTGGTGTTTGCTATCCACAGTAACATTTAATTTTTTGGATACGCGAATTTTTTTATTTGCTTTTGGTTTAAAAGCCGGCATTTATAGTATCTTAATAGTTTTTTTTTAATTGTATATTTTGCTAATTATCCAAATAAAGTTAAATTCTGTATTAACTTTCTCTCCAAGATTTAATGAATCCTATCAAAGAACTTGATAATACAATGCAGATTGATACAATTAAGTTGCATAAAATGGCATTTATTTACAATGCTTTAGAAGAAGGGTGGAAAATTAATAAGAAAAAGGATATCTATATTTTTACAAAAAACCATGAAGGTAAAAAGGAGGTTTTTTTAGATGATTATTTGAAAAAATTCTTGGAAAATAATTTTGATATAAATAAAGTTATAAATCAAATGCAATAAATATATAACTACACTATGATAAAATTTTAAACAAACTTAAAATTTTATTGGACGATAAACGATGTCAAATATGCATTTATTTTCCTTGTGCGACGATCGTGTGTTTAATTAAATAAATCTCAATTAAAGTGGATTTCAAAAATTTTTTTTCTTTAGCAATAGTATAACAAATGGGAGGAGGATTAATGCAACTAGTAGCTTATGGCGCACAAGACGTCTACCTTACGGGTAATCCACAAATTACATTCTGGAAAGTAACATACCGCCGACACACCAACTTCGCAATGGAGTCAATTGAACAAACATTTAACGGACAAGCCGATTTCGGCCGCAGAGTCCAATGCACTATCTCCAGAAATGGTGATCTTGCCTACCGCACCTACCTTCAAGTCACTCTCCCAGAGATTGGCCAAGAAGGCTGCTGTGGAGAGACCGCCAAAGCATGTGATAAAACATATGCTCGATGGTTGGACTACCCCGGTGAGCAACTTATCTCGATGGTTGAAGTTGAGATTGGAGGTCAACGCATCGACCGACAGTACGGTGACTGGATGCACATCTGGAATCAACTTACCCTTACTGCCGAACAAGAACGAGGTTACAACAAAATGGTTGGACAAACTACCCAACTTACTTACTTGATCGATCCATCTTTCGCTGCGGTTGACAGTGCCTGTGCCGCACTTGATGTCCCCGCTGCTGTCTGTGCCCCACGAAACGCACTTCCAGAAACTACCCTTTACATTCCACTTCAATTTTGGTTCTGTAGAAACCCTGGACTTGCCTTGCCATTGATCGCACTTCAATACCACGAAGTCAAAATCAACTTGGAACTTCGTCCATCCGACGAAGTCCTCTTTGCCGTTACTAACCTTACGGAAGGTGGACCAGACGCCAATGCTTCTGCTTTCAATCAAATCGCGAACAACGCCTCTGTCAAAGATGGTGCCGCGTACCAAAAATCTTTAGTTGCCGCCTCTCTCTATGTTGACTATGTCTTCCTTGATACAGATGAGCGTCGACGCATGGCACAAAACCCACATGAATACTTGATTGAGCAACTTCAATTCACCGGCGATGAATCCGTTGGATCTTCTTCCAACAAAGTTAAACTCAATTTCAATCACCCATGTAAAGAAATCGTCTTTGTCGTTCAGCCAGATAAAAATGTCGACTACTGTCAATCTTTCCTTAAAAACCGTGACTTGAATGCCGCCCTTGGTGCCCAGCCATTCAATTACACTGATGCCATTGATGCCTTAGTACCATCATTCGCCGCCTTTTCAGGATATGACCAATTGACTAAAAATTCAGCCGGTCTAGGTGACTCCAATGGAGGATTTATTTCTTCAAGAGGTCTCTTCCAAGATCCCGGAGCTGACGGCCTGCAAGTTGGATCTCAATGGGGAGATGTCTTTGACGTGGCCGCTTCCACTTGCTCCGTTCCAGGACTTTCAGTAGCATTCCCAATCTCCCAAGTTGGAGACTCTGGTGTCTCTGATGCCGGTGCCTTTGTTCTTGCCGAGACTGCTCTTAACATGCACTGCTGGGGACAAAATCCAGTTGTCACTGCCAAGCTTCAACTTAACGGCCAAGATCGCTTCTCGGAGCGTGAAGGTACCTACTTTGACCTTGTCCAACCTTACCAACATCACACCCGTAACCCAGACACTGGTATCAATGTTTACTCATTTGCCCTTCGTCCTGAAGAACATCAACCATCCGGTACTTGTAATTTCTCTCGTATTGATAACGCTACTTTGCAACTTGTCCTTTCCACCAACGCTATTGGTGGTGACGAGACTGCCAAAGTCCGTGTCTATGCCACAAATTATAATGTCCTCCGCGTCATGTCAGGAATGGGCGGATTGGCTTATTCAAATTAAGTACATTCTAATCGTTATATCTTTATCGTTTAAATTGATTTAAAGAATATGTTATAATATATATTATAATATGCTCTCTTCTACTGAAAAAAAACCGTGTAAATGGACTAATGTCAAAGGAAACCCCTGTGCTTGGAAAGCATTGTCTAATAAAAATTGTTGTAAAAGACATGCTCAATGGGAAGATATTTCCCCCGAAAATCCCGATTTAAAAAAATGTTCTGGTTGCAGAAATTTATTTATTACAAAAGAAAGCGGGAAAATATGTGACAAATGTAAAAATTATGCTGAAAAGGCCAGAAAGAAGGAAAAGGCTAAGGATAAAAACAAAAAAAAATGTGTCGGCTTTAATTTGAAAACAAAAGTACCGTGCAAGCATTTCGCATTAGACAGCGACGATTACTGTGGCGAGCATCAAAAATTAAAAAAATTTACTGCGTTGTCAAAGAACGGTAAAGTTTGTACTCATTGGATAAGAGGTTGTTTCAATATATTAGATGAAAACGATAAATCCGCGTGCAAAGATTGTAAAAAAATGCATAATGAAAACGATAGAAAAAGATATAAATTAAAACAAGAGAAAGCACTTTCATACAAATCCGATATTAAGGAAGATTCGATGTGTATAGTGTGTAATTCAATATGCAAAACCATCGAAACAACGAACAAAAAATGCAACTCATGCTATACAGCATATAAAGTAGCTCAAAAAAAAAGAAATCCAAAGGACCCGTACAAGAAACATTTGTGGGAGTGCAAAAGTTCGTCGAAAAAAAGAAA